CTCAAAGAGTTGGCACTGCAGACAATGATATCAACGCAATTGCGTCTATGGGAATGGTTCCACAAGGTTACTCTGTGAACAATTTCTTAACAGACCCTGATGCGTACTTTATCAAAACTGATGTACCAAATGGTATGAAGATGTTTGTAAGAGCAGCGATCAAAACAGCTATGGAAGGTGACTTCGATACTGGGAATGTTAGATACAAAGCGAGAGAGAGATACTCTTTCGGTTGGTCTGACCCTAGAGGAATGTTCGGTTCTTCCGGCGCAGCTTAATACTTGATTTTAAAGTATTAATTCTTTGAAAGCCCCCTTTACTGGGGGCTTTCTTTTTGATAGAAAGGACGAACCATGATGAAACAATTTTTAGTTAAAATAAGTGCATACGGATATAAAGGAGAAACCACTATAGAAGCATTAGATACAGCTGATAGTGTTGAAAATGCTATCCTTGACAAAATAGGAAAAAAAGATATAAAGTTCACTCCTAATGGTAGTTCTAAAAAGAATTGTCATTTAACCTACGAGGAGATTGTACATGGAACACAATCAGATCAAGGATCTTTACCAAACCAAAAGATCGCTTGAACTAAAGTGGGAGCAAGACCATATTAAAGAAGGTAGATATACCTTGAATATGGTTAGGATTGATGAAGAGATTAAAAAAGTTATCAGTCAAATTAAAGAGACTGAAACTAAAGAAATCTTACATCAAGTTAAAATAGAATCCGTTGCTCCTGAGTTTTCTATAGCTGGCTAGTTAGTCAAGCTATTATCGCTGGAAAAAGCGTTTTTCCCATAAGGACATCTTGCACTTTATTTAAAAATTCTATATAGTTTACCTACTATACATAAATATATTTCGCATAGACGCGTATAGTCGACAGCCTAGAGACTGTGTGGAATTAACTAGGAGGATATAATCATGGCAAACACAACATTTACAGGTCCAGTAACCGCACTTAACGGTTTTATTGGAGGAGCAAACGTAAACGGAGGAGTATCAGGTACTTCAACAGATACACAACAAGGATCTAATGTAGCATGGACGGTAGGAGCAAATATTTCTACACTTACTATTGCAACTGGAACAAGAGCTGGAGAAACTTTAGCAGCTGGTTCTAATGAAGGAGTAATGGTTTATGTTGCAGATGGAGCAACTGGAGCATCTATTTACGCTTTCTCAGACGGAACAGATTGGTTACGTTGTGACACTAACACAGCAGTAGCTGCTTCGTAATAATTAATTTAAGAGCTCCTTCGGGAGCTCTTTAAATAAGGAGAATATAAATGGGTTCATATAAAGCAGACATACAAGCAACAAGAATTGCAGGAGCAACTACTAACGTAGTCGTAGCACCACCTGTAAGACTAAGAGGAATTATTGTTGCAGGTTTAGCAACGTCTGGTACTGTTATTTTAAAAACTACTAGTGCAACTGGAGACACATTATTCCAAGCGGATGTCCCTGCAGGAGATATTATTAATTTTTCATTTCCTGAAGATGGAATTTTATTTCCAAAAGGAGTTTATGTTTCTACTTTTACAGTAGCTGCAGTTACTTTACTAACAGACAAATATTCAGGCCCCGGTTTAACAGCAGGGTAGGAGGCTAAATGGCTAACACTACTTCTGGAACTTACGTTTTTGAAAAGAATTTTTCTATTGATGAAATCATAGAAGAGTCATACGAACGAATAGGCTATACGCTTGCTTCGGGTTATGATTTAGTTTCAGCAAGAAGATCGTTAAATATTTTATTTCAAGAATGGGGAAATAGAGGACTTCATTATTGGGAAGTAGGAAATAATTCTATTACTTTAGTAGATGGTCAATCGGAATATACGATGTATCGTTCTACAGGAGATGGTACTTCTGATGCTACTGCTATTTATGGAGTAGATGATATTTTAGAAGCAGTATATAGAAATAGTTCAGGAACTGATTTTTCTTTAACTAAAATTGGTAGATCTACGTATCAAGGTCTTTCTTCTAAAACTCAACAAGGAACTCCCACACAATATTTCGTACAACGATTTATTGATAAGGTAACTATTACTTTATATCTAACTCCTGGAAGTACAGAAGCAGGAAATTTTATTAATTACTATTACGTAAAAAGAATCCAAGATTCAGGTGCCTATACTAATGCAACCGATGTTCCGTATCGATTTGTTCCATGTATGTGCGCAGGATTAGCTTTTTATTTATCTATTAAAAAAGCACCTGCCAGAACTCAAGAATTAAAATTATTATATGAAGATGAACTACAAAGAGCGTTAGAAGAAGACGGATCTTCTTCTAGTACTTTTATAACCCCTAAAACTTATTATCCAAATGTCTAATTTATCAAGAGGAAGATTTGCACAATTTATTTCAGACCGAAGTGGAATGGCATTTCCTTATAAAGAAATGGTAGTAGAATGGAATGGTGCTAGAGTTCATACTTCTGAATTTGAACCAAAACAACCTCAATTAGAACCAAAACCAACGGTTGCAGATCCACAAGGATTACAATTTGCAAGACCTGATAGAGTAGAACCTCCTGTATTAATTGCATTACAACCCAATCCTTTTACTACTATTATTTATTCCGGTACTACTTACATCAATGTATATTCTCCTAATCATGGAAGAAGCACAGGAAATGTGGTACGATTTAGAGGAGCAACCAATGCTACTGGATTTAATGATGTGCCTACTATTGATGGAGTAACCGATATTAGTAATACTGATGGTTTTACTATAACAGTTGGACAAATTAATAGCAGTGGTATTGTAGGAGACACAACGAATTATTATTATTTCCAAAGTGCAGATAGTGCAACTTCTGGAAATGTAACGGGAGGAGATGTTGGCTGTACCGCAGGTCCAGTGAACTTACAAGCATAATGACATACGCAGAATTAGTACAAAAAATCAGAGATTATTGTGAAGTAGATTCTAATGTATTTACCTCTACGATTGTAGATGGTTTTTTATTAGATGCAGAATTTAGAATTTTAAGAGATGTAGATTCAGATAACAATAGACAATACGCACAAGCAGATATTGTAGCAGGTCAAAGATATGTAAATACACCTCTTATTAATAATCAAACGTTGGTTATTCGATCTGCTCAAATTACTAATTCTACCGGTGGAGCAGATAACTCTAGCCGCTCGTTTCTAGAATACAGAGATACCAGCTTCATGTCGGAGTATGACCCTACCGGAGTTCAAGGATTACCTAAATACTACTCTTATTGGGATGAAAACACGATTGTAGTAGCTCCTACTCCAGACATAAATTATAACATGCAGATAAATTATATCTTGAAACCAGATGGATTATCGAGTACTAATACTACTACATATTTAAGTACCGAATTTCCCAACGGCTTAACATATGCATGTTTAGTAGAAGCTTTTGGATTTTTAAAAGGTCCCGCGGATATGATCCAGTATTACGAAGGAAAATATAAGCAGGCTCTCGAAGGATTTACAGTTGAGCAAATGGGAAGACGAAGAAGAGATGAATACGATAGTGGTTCACCTCGACTTCCAAAACAACAATAAGGAGTAAACTATGGCTATAACACAAGCGGTTGCGAACAGTTTTAAAAAGGAACTATTAGAAGGGGAACATACGTTTCAATTTTCTGGTGGAGATACTTTTAAACTTGCTTTGTATACTTCTGCTGCAACGTTAGATTCTTCTACTACAGTATATTCTGCTACCAATGAAGTTGGAGATTCAGGTCAATATACTGCCGGTGGTGGAACGTTAGTAAAACCAGATCCAAGTACTTCAGTCTCATCAGGTGTTGCGATTGTAGATTTTGCAGATTTGTCTTTTACAGGTGTAACGATCACAGCTAGAGGTGCTTTAATTTATAATATTTCTTCGTCTAACAAGGCGGTAGCAGTATTAGATTTTGGTGCAGACAAAACAGCGACTTCAGGAACATTTACCATTCAGTTCCCAGCATTTACCACTTCAGCAGCTATTCTAAGAATCGGCAACTAATAGGAGCTAACCTATTATGGCCAATATTGGATGGAATGCCGATTTACCTTGGGGTGAAAACTCTTGGGGTGATCTTTCTGATGTATCGGTAAACGTATCCGGTATCAGTTTAAGTATTGATCAAGGGGATGTTACTACTACAGAAGAATTAAATGCAGGATGGGGAAGAGAAACCGGTTGGGGTACACTCGACTGGGGAGATAATAGTTTATCCACACAAGTTTCACTTACAGGTTTTCAATTAAGTACAGACTTAGGAGATGCTACATTAGATCTTTTAACGATTGCTTCACCAACAGGTCTTACTGCTTCTTTTGCATTAAGTTCTGTAGACCCTTCACCGGATGCTTTTGCATCAGGAAATCAAATACCACTTTCTTTAGGAGACGCACTAGGTAAAACCGATGTAGCCTTTGATGTCACCGGTAATGAATTATCTATTGTCTCTGGCACCGCGACGCTCGATGCTCTTACCTTGGCAGGGGTAACTGGATTTGCTTTAGAAGCCGATACGGGAAATGTAGTCGTAGGAGGTATTGCAAATATACCAGTCACAGGAAATGAATTATCAACAGCGGTAGGAACCGTAGATGTAGCACCAGATGTAGCTTTAACCGGTCAACAAATAAGTGCCACTTTAGGAACCGCTGTGTTAGATGCTAATACTCTAGTAGATGTCACTGGACAACAGATTAATACGACTACAGGAAATGTTACTTTTACCATAACTGGATCAGTACTATTAACAGGAAATCAGTTAAGTATAGAGCTTGGAAATGAAGTATCTCAAGTGTGGACGATTGTTGACACGGGCACCTCTGTAGCGTATACTGAAGTTTCTACCGGATCTAATGTCACTTGGAATAATATTGACACAGCCGCATAATTTGAATAAAAACTAATTAATTAAGGAATTATATAAAATATGCCATCAAGCTATTCTACAGATCTAAAATTAGAACTCATGATCACGGGTGAAAAAGCCGGTCTATGGGGAGATATTACTAATACCAATTTAAACATCGTACAACAAGCTATTGCTGGTTATGAAGCAATTCCATTAAATGCAACTACCGGAGCAACGTTAACCTTTTCTAATGGAATTACTTCCAATGGTAAAAATGCTGTTCTTGATTTAACGGGGACCATTACTACTTCCGTAAATGTAGTGATACCAGATGGTATTGAAAAAAATTATATTATAAAAAATTCAACTTCAGGAGCTCACGATGTAGTAGTTAAAACTACTTCAGGAACAGGGGCAACCTTTGATACAACGGATAAAGGTTTTAAATTAGTTTATTCTGATGGAACCGATGTAGTAGATGTAGCACTAGCATCCCCTCCAGGAGGTTCTGATAAACAACTTCAATTTAATGACAATGGTGCCTTTGGTGGAATTACCATGGGAACTACAGGTCAAGTTTTAACTACTGATGGTACAACAGCATCATTCGGAGATATTTCTGGTGGCGCATCTTGGCAAGCAGTTATTACTGCAGACCCAGCTAATGCGGTAGCAGGTAACGGATATTTTTGTAATACTACAGGAGGAGCTTTTACAGTAACGCTTCCCACCTCAGCAGTAATAGGTGATTTTATTTCATTCGTTGATTATGCAGGAACTTTTGACAGTAATAATTTAACTATTGCTAGAAACGGACATAACATTCAAGGAGTTGCAGCAGACTTAACCGTTGCAACCGAACGAGCAGGTTTTACTTTAGTATACGTAGATTCAACACAGGGCTGGCTGCTCCAGAATAATTAAGGAGGTTGAATGACAACCTTTAAAGAAATAAGTGGTCAACTCATAAGGA